ATCGACAGCACGGTCGACGGCGTTTTAAACCGAAATTTAACCCTCGCCATTCGCGGCATCGCCATGGGCGGCGCCACGCTGGACGACACCCTCGACCAGATCGCGCTTGAGGTCGAAACCGTGATGGCCAGCCAATGGCGCGCCACCTTTGAACGCCTCGAAATCGACTTTGACGACGAGCTGGAAAAGCCCGTCGGCAGCGTCACCCTCAATTATCGAATTCAGTATTTCACCGCCGCCGATAACCCGGCTGTCATGATTTAAGGAGCAACAAATGACCGTAAAAACCAATGCCGGGCTAAAGCTGTACATGGAATCAGCCATCGGCGCAGCCACCACCATTACCGCCGTCACCAAAGCCGCGCCCGGCGTCTTCAGCGCCACCGGCCACACCTTCGCCAATGGCGACGCCGTGCTGCTCGAAATCAATGGCATGGTCGAACTCAACGGCCTGCTCTGCTCAGTAGTCAATGTCGTCGCCAGCACCAGCTTTCAAGTCGCTGGCGTCGATGGCGTCACGGGCATGGATACCACGCTGTTCAGCACATTCAGCAGCGGCACGGCGCGCAAAGTCACGCTCGGCACCTCGATTACCGGCGTGCAGGACTTCAACTTTGCCGGCGGCGAAATTAAAACGGTCGATACCACCACGGTGAACGATTTCGTCGATACCCAGATCGTTGTCGGTGCCTCGGCCCAATCAGCCGACATGACCCTGCAATGGGACCCGGCCAGTGCCCCGCAAGCCGCCATGATCAACGCCTTCAAAACACGCGCCAACAAAGGATTCAAGGTCGTCTGGCCAGATGGTGCCAACGTCAAGTTTTACGGCACCGTCGGCTACACCGGCGCACCCGGTGGCGGCAAACAAGGCGTCACGGTGAGCCCGGCCAAAATCACCATGCTCGGCGGCCTGACCATCCAAAACGCCTGATGAAAACACTTGATCTCGCCCGGTTCCAAAAGAGCCGGGAATCGACCATCCCGGCCGGCAAACACAGCTTCACCGTGCGCCGGCCCACCGCGCTCGATGTGGCCCGGATGAGTGCCGAAGCCGGCATCACGCTCGAAACCGCCTGCCGCTTCATCGTCGGCTGGAACGACGTCAACGAATCCGATCTGCTCCCCGGCGGTGATCCCGAGCCGCTGGCCTTTGACCGGTCGCTGCTGATCGAATGGGTCGCCGATAAGCCCGACCTCTGGCCGATCATCGTGACCGGTGTGGTCGATAGCTTCCGTCAGCACGAGGAGGCGAGTGAAGACCGGGGAAACGTCTAGCCGCGTGGCTGGTGACCACCAAGCGTGCGTCACCCCCCGCTGGCCCCGCACCACTCGAAAGCCGGGTATCGATTCAAGCCTGGAACCTGATGGCCGGTCAAATCGATTGGGCCGCGCTGCCCTGGGTCTGTGACCACCTGGGAATCGATGACATCGACGCTGTGATTCTGGACATGATGCAAATAAGAGACTTTCAGTGATGACCCAAAAAACCGAATTCATCCTCAGCGCCCGCGACGAAACCCAAGCCGCCTTTAAAAGCGCCACCGCTGGCCTGGGCGCTTTAAAAAGCAAGGCCGATGGCTTCGTCGCCAACAGCGTAGCCGGGCTCAGTGGCGGCCTCGCCGCCGGCCTGCTCGGGGTCGGCTTCACCGCGCAAATAAAAGCCGCCATCAACGACCTGGACAAGATGGACGAAGCCGCCGAACGCATCGGCGTCACCACCGAAGCGCTCTCCGGCCTGGCCTACGCCGGCAAAATGGGCGGACTGGAACTCGACGACATGACCGGGGCGTTGACCAAGCTCTCGGTCAAGATGAACGACGCCTTTACCGGCGAAAAATCCGCCGTCGCGCTGTTCAAGGATTTGGGCGTTAGCGTCAAGGATTCCTCCGGCCAACTGAAATCCGCCGATAAAGTCTTTGCTGAAGTGGCTGATCGCTTCGCCAAGTTTGAAGATGGTGCGGCAAAGACAGCGCTGGCCGTTGATCTAGTAGGTAAGGCTGGTGCCAAGCTGGTGCCCACCTTCAACCAGGGCGCCGCCGGCCTGGAAGCGATGACCAAAGAGGCCAAAGCCCTCGGCGCCATTTACGACAGCAAGCTAGCCAAACAGGCGGCTGACTTTAATGACAATCTGGACAAGCTGGCGATTCTTTCAGCCACCGCCGGCAAGTCGATTGCCGGCGAGCTACTGCCTTCGTTAAACGACACCGCCTTAAAATTCATTGAGCTGGCGAAAGAGGGTAAAAAATTCGAGGCGGTTATTCGTGGAATTGCCGGCATCGGGAAAATACCTTTTGATTTGATTCTCGGCAGTTCTGCGCCGGATGTATCGGTTGATACGCAAATCAAAGAATTGAGAGGCGAGTTAGGCAAACTCGAAGCCGATGCAAAGCGCGTCGAATTCGGCGGTCTGGTCAACACCATGATTTTCGGCAAAAAGGATGAGATCGCCCAAAAAATCGCGGTGACAAAAAATCAGATTGCTACGCTTGAAAAGTTTAAAGACAAGCTTGAATTCAAGCCAAAAGAAAAAAATGCAGCGCCCGCGTCCGGCGGTACAGAGCCAATCGTCCGCACACCGTCTGGTGATCCCGACAAACCAAAACCCCCGCGCGGCGCCAAACAACTCGACGAAGCCGAAGCCCTACTCAAAACCCTCGACAAGAAAATCGCCGTCAGTGCGCTCGATCTCAGCACGACCGAAAAGCTCACCGCTGCCGAAAAAGAATATGCCGGCGTGCAACAGGAGATGGCGTCTGGCGCGCTCAAAGCCACGGCCAGCCAGCGGGCGCTGATCGATGGCAAGTATGAATACCTGATCGCCGCTGACAAGGAACTCGAAAACCAGAAACTCTATGCCGACGCGCTGGAAAAGGCCAATCAATCCATGGTCGAACATCGCCAGGCCATGCTCTCTGCCATCTCAACAGCCGAAGAGCAAGCCCTGGTCTACGGCCTCAGCGAGTCGCAGCTTTCCGCCGTCGCCCAGGCGCGCCTGGCAGACGCCCTCGCCATCGCCCAGGCCAACGGCGCCAGCGAAGATGCAGTCAAGTATCTCGAAGAAGAGATCCGCCTGCGCGGACTATTGACCGACGCCTTGATCAAAGGCGACCAGAAGCGCCTGGAGCAAACCGCCGAAACCACCGATGAAATGAGCGAATTCGCCAAATCAGCGGCGAAGAATATGCAGTCATCGTTTGCGGATTTCCTCTTTGATCCGTTCGCCAATGGTACGAAATCAATGGGCGAGAACTTCGCCAACAGCCTCAAGCGCATGCTGGCCGAAGCCGCGAGCGCCAAGATCATGAATGCGCTGGTGGGCGATGGTAAATCCGAGAAAGGGCTGGTCGGGAATATTGACTGGTCAAAGCTGTTTTCCGGATTTGGCTCATCGTCAAGCGGCGCTACCGGCCTGGCCTCGCTGCAATCCAGTGGCGTGCTGGCCTCGTTTGCCGTGGGCACCGACTACGTGCCCCGCGACATGATTGCGCAGATTCACAAGGGCGAGCGGATCGTCCCGGCCAAATTTAACCCGGCCAACGGCGGCGGCAATGTCTCGGTGCAGATCAACAACTACTCCGGCCAATCCGTTCAGCAGAAGGAAGTTCCTGACGGACGGGGAGGACGTCGAATCGAAGTCACCGTGGGCGATATGGTAGCCGCTGAAATGCGCCGCACTGGTAGCGCTGCAAACAAGGCGCTTAGCCAGCCAAGAATGGTATCGAGGTAATCATGGCAGCTTACACATGGCCGACCAGCCTCCCACAAAAGCCAACGAGGGATGGATTCTCCGAAGTCGGTGGCGTCAATGTGATCCGCACGCCGATGGACAAAGGGCCGGCTCGCACTCGTCGCCTGTCCCGTCTGGTCAAGCCGATCCAAGTCATGTTCCTGATGACAAAGGCGCAGATCGTCACACTTGAAGACTTCGTTGAAAACACGCTGTTCGGTGTCCGGCGCTTCAATTTCTCTCACCCGCGCAAGCTGGTATCAGTTGAGGTGCGAATCGTGCCAGGTAGTGAAGGCGTGTTTTACACCTTGTCGCCACTCAGCGTTGATCTCTGGCAAGTGTCAATGACGTTTGAAGTCCTGCCATGAGCCGCGATGTTTCGCCCCGGATGCTACGGGCGTTTTTCACGCCCGATTCGCCTGAAAACATCATCACGCTATTGAAGATCAGCGGCGCGAATTTAGCCGGGCCAATCTACCTGTGCGATGGCTACACCAAGCGCCTTGATGCTTTGACGACTGACGATGAGGTGGTCTACGGCCTGACATCAGAAGGCATTGACCATATTTTCCTGCCGTTCAATTTCCCCATGCCATCCGATGACGGGGCAGACGGCGCGAAATCGACGCTTACGATTTACAACGCCACCGGGCTGATTGCGCCGCTGATTCGCACATTGACTGCGCCGCCCACGGTACGGATTCAGGTCGTCATGCAAGGCGCAACCGAGGCGTCAAACGGGGAGGAAGTCTGCCTTCCTGAAATCACGATCGACAATCTCGAATTAGGTGGAATCTCCTATGACAAGGATCAAGTGACAGGCCATCTCTCAGTTGATACGCGCATGGGCGAACCATTCCCCTGCCACACGATGACGCCCTCGCATTGTCCGGGGCTGTTCTGATGACCGGCAATTTCGATGCAAATAAATACGTTGGCCTGCGCTATCTGGCTGGCGGTCGTGATGTCGATGGCGAGGTTTCCGGCGTCGATTGCTGGGGATTGGTGCGGCTGGTCTATGACCGCGAGTTTGGTATCAAGCTGCCCGGCCATGATGGCGTCAATCGGGACACGACCAGCGATGAGGATTTAGCCGACTACGCGGCGGCGCAAATGGAGGACTGGGAGCGCGTGCGTTTGCCGGAACCCGGCGACATGGTGCGTTTGCGCATCAAGGGCAATCCGATGCACGTCGGTGTCGTCACGGCGCCGGGTGACTTTCTGCACGTTCGCGCTGGTAGTGATTCGGTGGTTGATCGCTACCGTTCGCGGCTTTGGGCGGATCGAATTGAAGGCTTTTATCGCTACACGCCCCGGTCGACTGGCGTCGTAGTGAGCGGTTGCCCGCACCCGTTAAGGATGGCGCGGATTGACGGCGAAGCGACGGCGGGCTGTTCGCTGGCCTCGGTGATTTACGGGCATTGTGCAACTGCTGGCGTGCCGGAAGACTTGGCGCAGTTTGGTATTGCCTTTGTGAATGGCCAGCGCGTGGCGCTGGAAGACTGGCCGCTGCGTATTCTCGTGGATGGCGACCGGGTTGAATTCAGGATGCTGCCGGGTAAAGAGGGCGGCGGACTGCGGATGATCCTGACCATTGCCGTGATGGTGGTGGCGGCATGGGCTACGGCTGGCGCGTCTGCTTACTTCGCCAGCGCTGCCGGCGGCGGTTATGGCACTGCTGCCGCTGGCGCTATGGGCGCAATGGCAGGCATGGCGGTCACGATGGCTGGCACGGCGCTGGTCAATGCCATCGCCCCGATTCGCCCGCCGCAGCTCGGCTCGGACGATAAGGGCACGTCTTACAAGCCTCAGTACATGCTGGCCGGTGGGCAGAACCAAGCCGTCCCGTATTCAGCGTTTCCGATTGTTTTGGGGCATCACGATTTCACCGGGCCGCTCGGGGCCAATAGCTATATCAGCAGCAATGGCACCGATCGCTATTTGCACATGCTCATTGTCTGGGGGTATGGCCCGCTGGATATTTCAAACCTGCGGATAGGCTCAACACCGCTGACTGACTACCAGGACATTGACGTTTTCACGCTCGAAGGGGATGCCGCTGAATACGTCGACGGAAAACTCGACTGGTCAAATCCGGAAGTGGCTGCGCTGCTCAATGTCTATGGCAGCGATATTCACCAGCAGTCGCCCGAGGTTGAACTCGATACCGTCCCAGTTCAACGAACCACGGTTGAAACCGACTGCACCCGCTTGCGTGTGCTGCTCAGTTTTCCGCAGGGACTGGTGGATGTTGACGAGGAATCCGGCTTAAAGCAGACCGAGACTGTGACGGTCGTTTTTGAATACCGCCGCATCGGCTATTTCAATGCGCTCGGCGTTTGGGTGCCGGTGTCGGAAAGCTTCAAGGACAATTGGGCGAATATCCCCGGTGTCGGCTGGAATAAATCCAGCGACAAAACCGGCTTGGACATGAAATCCATCGTCGTTTTGCGGGGTTCGGTGCTGTCGGTCAAGACCAATACGGGCGGTTGGAGCATTCAAGCGGTTGGCAACATTCCGGCGGTCTGGCCTGCGGTGGCGCCCGGCGAAATACTCATTCACAAAATCCAGAATGGCGCGCTGATCTCGTCGCATAACACCGCGCTCTATACCGGCTTCGGCGTAACTTTCCGCACGATCACGACGAGCCGCGTCGAGAAGGAATGGAATGCTTTATTAGGATGGCAATCCACGACGATTACCGAGAGCTATAAGCAATTCACCGTCGCCTCGGGGATTTCAGCCGGCGCCAACGTCTATTCCAACGCCAACAATGACTCGTTCGATAGCGAAATCATCCTTGATGTGCATACCGAGCCGGGGCAGTACGAGGTGCAGATGCGCCGCACGACGCCATCGCGCACGGACTCTGCAATCTCGGACAAAGTGTATTGGATGATGCTGACCGAGGAAGTCCAGAACCGCCGCCCGATCAACCCGCCGAAGCCTATGGCAATGACCGCGCTCCGGATTCGGGCAACGAACCAGATCAACGGGACATTGGACGGGATTACGGCAACGCTGGCTTCGAGGCAGTTGCAGTGGAACGGGTCGGCATGGGTGGCGCCATTACCATCACAGGCTCGTAACAACTGCGCCAGCCTCTATCTCTACGCCCTGCAGCACCCGGCCAGCGCTCGCCCGGTGCCGGATGCAGAGATTGATTTTGATGCGCTTGGGCATTGGTACGAAGTCTGTGCTGACAAGGGTTTTATTTACGAAAACATCATCACCGGCCAGCGCCCATTGCCTGAAGTGCTCGCGGATATTGCTGCCGCTGGCCGGGCTTCGCCATCGAACCTTGATGGCAAATGGTCGGTGGTCATTGATGAGCCAAAGACCAAGATTGCGCAGCATTTCACCGCCCATAACTCATGGGGTTTTGAAGGTTCGCGCCTACTGCCCAAATTGCCGCATGGCTTACGGGTAAATTTTCTTAACCGTGAGAAGGACTATCAGCCGGATGAGTTGATCGTTTATAACGATGGCTACACCGCCGATAACGCGACGCTGTTTGAAACGATCGAGCTGCCGGGCGTCACATCTGCCGGGACGTTGGCGAATCCCGGCCCCATCTTCAAGCTGGCCCGTTTTCACCTTGAGCAGCTAATTCTCAGGCCGGAAGAGTATTACAAATACACCGAGATAGAGGGGTTGATCGCCACTCGCGGCGACCGCGTAAAAAGCAATCACGACGTGCCAATGTGGGGCTTGGGCTCAGGCCGGATTAAATCCGTCATTGGCGATGTGACCGGCGTCGTGATTGACGAGCCGATGCAGATGACCGCAGGCAAAAATTACACGATGCGCTGGCGAACCGCCGCCAACGAAACCAACACAGCGACGATTACGGGTGTGACTGGCGTTTTCACGATGCTGAATTTCACGACCACGATCAGCACAAGCAAGCCTGCCGAGGGCGATTTGTTCATGTTCGGTGAATTGAATTCAGAGGCGGTGGATTGCCTGGTAAAGCACGTTGAGCCGATTGGCAACTTTCAAGCCCGCTTGACGCTGGTCGATTACGCGCCGGCATTGTTCGATGCCGAGAGCAAGCCGTTTGGGACTTGGGAAAGCAAGATCACCGAGCCGCCATTGTTGCTTCGCCTTGAGATTCCGCAGCGTCCGCTAGTTGAGTCCGTGCTTACCGATGAACGGGCGCTGACCCAAGTCGGGACAACATTCCAGTCAAACATCCTGATCAAGTTCTCGACTAG